AAATTTACTTATATAAAGTACAACCATCATCTAGTAATTATTATACAACTACTATTACAATAGCAGAAGCGTTTACAACTTCTACACAGATAATGTTAAATGGTATTTATTTAGCAACATAGACCGAGCTACGTCTATAAACTAAGCCTAAACCTGTTTTAATCGGAGATTAATCCTAATGGCATTAACTGAATCAATCGAATACGACAAGATAGAAGTTGTCGGTTTATACAAAGCGGTGCAAGTCCGTAAAGCAACTGTCATCAAAAAAGATGGTGTTGAGCTTACAAGGTCTTTTGAAAGATATGTACTGCAAGCTGGTACGTTAGATGCTTCAGACAACCTAGTTGATACTGATTTATCAGCAGAGCCAGCAGAAGTATCTGCAATATGCACAGCAGCTTGGACATCTGATGTAAAAGCTGCGTGGAAAGCTAAACTTATAGCAGATAAATCATCTACACCTTAATGTCAAAACCTACTCTTGAAGAACTCCAAGCTGAGTTGCAAGATGTTGTTAACAGACACAACCAAGCACAAGAAGTTGTCAAGCAATGTCAAACAAGGTTTACTGAATTAACAGCTATCATTAAAGATAGAACTACCCCTGAGTCTGATGCCACTTAAAGGAAAACAGTACAAGATTGATCTTGATGGTGATAATAAAATTACCAGGAAAGATTTTATGCTTCTAGCTAAAAACACCAAGAATAAGAATAAAAATAAGAAAAAGAATGGAAGTAAATCTGCCTGATTTACCAGATACAGATTATATTCTCGTACCGCCTAAAACAATTTTTTATCCACCTGTGGCAGAGATTCCATATCTAGACCCTGTACTTCTTCCAAGTCTGGAGCAGGTAGAGTCGGGTTTGGGAGGTCAGGAATCTTCTGCTGAAGAAGAAAAAGCATCTTCAAAGGAGGAAGCGTTAGAAGTAACACCAGAGACAATACCGACAAACCTGCCAGCCACCAAAGAAACTTTATCAACTGAAGAAGCTATAGCTACGTTTAATCTACCATTTTTTGGGGAGATGCCAATACCTGCACCAGAAGTCATAGCTTCTAGTGTGATAGCAGCAGGTACAGCGTCAGTTGCCAGTGTGGTTGGTGGTATAGCTATGCAATCAGTATTAGGTTTTATCAAGAAAACATTTAAGAAAATATTTACTAAAGTTTTGAAAAAAGAAGTCGCAAATGTGAAGGAAAAGATGGATAATAATAAAGGTAGCTAGAGTTCACATACCTGTACTATGTGGTGTCTAAACTAGCTACTTAAATTTTTCGGGATTAGCTTTTACATAACTTCGTATATTGATGACATCACTACAGATATATGCGTATTTAGAAGCAGGGTTTATCATATAGCCACTTGCGTGAAGCTGCTGACATTTCAAAACACGAACTAGCTGTTTATCATGCACTTGCTTGTCTAGTTCTTCTTTGGCTAGGTCTAGCTTTACTTTTGCTAGTTCAGAACACGTTTCATTATTAGTTCCTAGCGGTATCATAAAACTCATTTGTATTCCCCAACCTTCATTTATAGAATAAGTTTCTTCTCCCTGTGCATCATTTCCTGTATAGAAAGGAGTTACAGCCATAGTAGGTTGACTACAAACCAAGTTTCCAAACTGTAGCTTACCTGTCATTCCATTATTAACATTCATATTCTGGTTGATAATACTAGAATTACCAACAGCATTAGGTTGAGCCTGTACGTTAGTATCGCCTTCGGCTTTTGCTTTATTACTGACTAAAGACAGACAAAGAAGTGATAACGCTAGTAGTCGTAATCGTATCATTCTGTGTAATTTCTTCTATTTTAGCCCCTGCTGCTCTGGTAGTCACATTTAATGACCAATCAGCAGAGGTTGTATAAGGTGTAAATACTGCATCTGAATCAGTAATACCACCACTAGAAGCACTGGTAACTTGAATATTAGAGCCTTCCCAAGTATTTAGAGCAGACCCATATTTCTGAGTAACTATGCTGCGAGTTATAGTCTGAGTAGTATTCTCTGTGCGGTTGCTAGAGCCAGTACTCCATGTTGGTAGTCCGTTTGCGTAGCAAGGTGCAGCTATAAACAAACTTAGTAATAATAATTTTTTCATTTGATACCTACCTTGTTTTTACTATTATCCACTATTTTAGGAGAATTGCCATTTTTCTTTTGTCCAACGGAAATTCCATAAGAACCTAGCACACCACTAACTAAACCTGCGGTAAATGCTCCATCAATTCTTACTTTACCCATGTACCCTAAAGTCATCATTGATAAACTCCAAGTCAAAATTAAAAATCGGACAGCATGACCAAAAAGATCACCCCAATCAAAACCTTCCTTTTCTTCTTTTTCTTCCATGAAAAGTTAAGACTCTTGTTTAATACTAGCAATGTAGCTATGTTTGGAAAGTAACACAAGATTATTATGCTAAAAATTTTAAAACCAATACTACTAAAGTTCTTTACTACAACTGCTGTAAAGAGATTAGTAGTTGATCTGCTTAGAGCTATCTGCAAACAAACCACCAACACGTTAGATGATCGTGCTGTAGATATGTTAGAGCAACAACTATTTCCAAAGTTAAACTGATATGAACCACAAAGAATTTTTTAATGTTCTTATTGGCAATCCTCCACCCGAAGTAGAACTGGAAATAGAAATCAAATGCAGGGAGGTTAAAGAACTACCAGACTTTGTTATTAAAGACTATTGTTGTGATCTTGTAAAACACGTCAGATTACAAGATATGCTGCTGATGTCTGCAATTATAAAAATCTCTGATACAGAAACAAAGAATTATCACCTTGAGAGAGAACTAAAACAATATAGAAAGCTACAAAAACAAGGATTCCTAGGTAAAGTTAGGTATGTATTATTTGGCAATACAACTAAAAAGTGATTATATTAATTAAAAAACAAGACTAATCATGGATAAAAGTTTAAAATTATTAGAGACTTTACATGAATGTTTAGCAAAAGAATTACTAGGTAAGATACAAAGTGGCGAAGCAAAGGCAGGTGATCTAAACGTAGCTAGACAGTTTTTAAAAGATAATGGTGTCGAATGTATTCCTGTAGAAAGTAACCCAATGCAAGAGCTTATGGAGAACTTGCCAGACCTAGATGCTGTACCTTTAGCTGATATATAAGGTGAGAGTACTTGTAGGGTGCGAATATTCAGGTATTGTTAGAGATGCGTTTGCTATCAGAGGACATGATGCGTGGTCATGTGACATCTTAGATACTGAATCACCTGGTAATCATATAAAAGGAAATGTTCTTGATTATTTAGACATGGATTGGCAGCTTGCCATCTTGCACCCTCCCTGTACGCATTTATCAATATCAGGTGCAAGGTGGTTTACAGAGGGTAAAAAACCTATGCACCTTAGAGAAAAAGCACTTGATTTTGTGCAACAACTTATGAACGCACCAATAGATCATATCTGTATTGAAAATCCTGTATCTGTTATCTCTTCACATATAAGACAGGCAGATCAGACAATCAACCCTTATCAATTTGGACACCCAGAATATAAGAAAACTTGTTTATGGTTAAAAAATTTACCTTTATTGAAAGAAACAAATAATGTTCTTGAGGAAACAAAAGAATTGCCTGATAAAATTGCAAAAAGAATTTGGTGGTTGGGTGCTGGAAAAGGTAAGGAAAGAAGTAAATTCTATACTGGTATAGCATCTGCAATGGCAGAACAATGGGGCGATGAAACTAAATTACCAGTACCAGTAGAGCAGCTATGCCTGTTTTAAAGATATGCAGCCACTTCCTAAAAAACTACAGGACTTCAGATATTTCTTAATCGTTACCTGGAGACATCTAAACCTACCAGACCCTACACCTGTTCAGTTAGATATAGCTGAATATCTACAATATGGTGCAAGACGTAAAATCATACAGGGATTTCGTGGTGTAGGTAAAAGTTGGATTACATCTACCTATGTAGTGTGGAGACTTCGCATGAATCCACAGCTAAAGTTCTTGGTCGTATCTGCCAGTAAAGACAGAGCCGATAACTTTACTACATTTACCATGCGTCTTATCAATGAGATGCCAATACTTGCTGATTTAATACCCAGAGATGACCAGAGAAACAGTAAGGTTAGTTTTGATGTAAAACCTGCACAGGCCGATCATGCTCCCTCATGCTCTTCTAGGGGTGTCTTAGGGCAGATGTCAGGAGCTAGAGCAGATGAAGTAATCGCTGATGACGTAGAGGTTCCGAATAATTCCTATACACAGCCTATGAGAGACAAACTTAGTGAAGCTGTAAAAGAATTTGAAGCGATATTAAAACCAAATGGAAAGATTACCTTTCTAGGTACACCACAAGTAGAAAACTCTGTGTACCTGACCCTAGAAGAAAGAGGATATGAAACAAGAATATGGACAGCTAGATACCCAGAGCTAAAAAACAACTATGGAGACAGACTTGCTCCTATTATCAACAAAAAGCTTCTAGAAGGGCTTGTAAAGCCTAAAGACCCTGTAGACCCTATAAGGTTCTCAGCACAGGATTTGATGGAACGTGAGGCTTCCTATGGGCGTTCTGGCTTCAATCTACAGTTCCAACTAGATACAACCCTTTCAGATCAAGATAGATACCCATTAAAAATAAACGACCTAGTAATCGCTTCTGTAAATAAAGAATTTGCACCAGAAAAAATCATTTGGTCTAATAATCCCGAATATGTAATACAAGACCTCCAATGTGTAGGCTTCAATGGCGATAGATTCTACCGACCTGCTCAAGAATTTGGTGACTTCATAGAATATACAGGCTCAGTTATGTTCGTTGACCCTTCTGGTAAAGGTAAAGACCAAACCGCTATAAGCTGTGTAAAGATGCTTAATGGTAATTTATATGTCACAGAGTGTTTAGGGCTGTCTGGGGGCTATTCTGACGCTGTTCTAGAGAAGATTAGTAAGATTGCCAGAGACAATAACATAAATCAAATACTCGTAGAACAAAACTTCGGTGGTGGTATGTTCGCTGAACTACTAAAACCCTTTCTTATGAGGTTTCACCCATGCCAGGTTGAAGACGTTAGAAACAATAAGACCAAAGAATTACGCATAATCGACACCTTAGAACCTGTAATGAACTCTCACAGGCTCATAATTGACCGCAAAGTGATAGAAAAAGACTTCCGTTCTAACCCACAAGAAACACCAGAAAGAAGACTTAAGCTCCAACTCGTTTACCAACTATCACGAATATCTAGACACAGAGGTTCTCTTGTACATGATGACCTTGTTGACTCTCTAGCAGGTGCAGTTGCTTACTGGACAGAGTACATGGCTCAAAATGAAGACCTAAATATTTCTAAAAGAAAAGAAGAACTACTATCAATACACACAGATCATTGGAATGACCTGATGAACAACACCATATCTCAAACTGCTATGGGTATGACCCCTCAACAAATAAGAAATACCAACGTTTCAGATCAAGGTTTTATCAAGGATTTCTATTAGGGACCACTATAGGAGAAAGAGTTACCTCTACTCACTAAGATTACACTAAGAATACACTTAGGATTGCACTAGGGGGGAGGACCCTTGACCTGCTGCTGCATGGTTCCTACCCAAAAAAATTTAGGAGCAAAAATTTGAAGGGGTTACGCATATATACAGATTGCAATTTTACCCATAGCCAATAAAAAAAATAGAAAAAATAAAGACTATATTAATTAAATTCATTGATATAACTAGGATTTCATAATATATCTTATATTATTAAGCCTATTTCTAGCTTTTTTGGGCTTTTTATGTAGTCTATGTATCTTTTTTAGTTATCGGTGCGGGGGGTATATAAAACCAAAGGGAACCAACCTGGAATAATAAAGAGGGGTAAATAAAAAACAAACTTATTGACATTGGAAACAATATATGTAATGATGTCTAACAATAGGATAAAACCTATTTACAAATCCTACTAACCAAAGGAGAACCACCAAATGATTAAAACAAAAACTTTCAGAGAGAATTTAGAAACTCTTTATAATTCACTAGAAAGAAAAGAAAGAGAACTTAATAAAGTTTCTAATCAATCTTACTATTGTCTTAAAGACAATCTAGAGAATAAAGAAGAGATTCAAAGATTTATTGAATTACTACATAATGGCGAACTTCCTAATGATTGGCGTTATGACATTATTCATTCTCTATTAGATAGTCTTTTACATAATTATGACGTTAACAATGAAGATGAAGCCTATGAACATATAAACATTATTTCAGATTCATTGGTTAATGTTTATAACTATGGATTAGCTAAATGGTTATGTGAAGATGTTTCTAGGGGTTACTTTGATAGCTCTTCTGAAATAAGTTCTATCTATGAAGTTAACCATTCTGAAAGTATTTATGGAGTAATTATGAAGCGACAGTATGAAGAGATTTATACAATGGCTTCAAGAATAGTTGACTATTGTTCTTAGATTCTTTCTAGGTGGGCTTCTATGCCTACCTTGAAAGGCTCATAAACCTTTCACTTGTAAACTTTATTTTAGAACCACATGGCAACTAAAAAACAAACCTATTCAGAATTTCTAGCAACTTCTGAGACTTTTAACGATTGGCTTAAACAAGTGCCTTTTGGCTTTTGGATACAATCAATAAAAGTAAATGATGACAATTCTGTTACTTTTGTATTTAAAAATTCATTGGATACTGAAAGATTCAAGTAACTACCTTTAAATTCCGTAGCCGAAATTTTGCCAACTTATTTCTTAAAAAAATAGGTTGGCTTTTTTCTTTTTTATTTTCTTTTTTTTATAAAACTACCTAATAAATTCCGTAGCCGAGATTTATTTTTATGATTCCTGGAATAATAGGGTTGACTTTTTATATATATTTAGGCATACTTACATATAGGTATTTCAAATACCATTAACCAAATTCCAGGAGCCACAAGCCTTGACTAGATCAAAAACCGCAACACTTTGGGAGCTTGATTGCATACTGCATAGGGCTGCAAAACTTACCGATAGTGACTTTACTATTTATCCGCCCTCTGATGAAGAGGGCAATCTTTCAATAGATAAAACTATTGAGTGCTACAAAAAAGAAATCATTAAAACCATTAACCAAATCAAAACGGAGAAACCACAATGAGCATGGGAACTTTACTAGACCTTACACATGATGAACTTAAAGAAGTTTATCTATCTCTCACTAAAGGAGAGTGGAGAAATCAAAAAGCTAACAAGTCAGCAACAGAGAAAGTACAAAAGTATTTAGTTGATGTTGCTATGACTTGTGAATTTAAAACTAAAGAACAATGAACTTTATGGAAGAGATCAACAAAGAAACTCAGGCCATGCTGAAACAGATCAGCATACGAAAAGCTGAGAAGAAAGCCAACGCAACCAAGCGGATAGCTGAACTAAAAAAACTTATTAAATTCTGGGAGCAAGACTTATGAAGTGCGAGAAGTGCGGAGGTCTTGAGATAAAAGTTCGTGAAACTATTTATAGAAAAGCTGAACAGACTAAAGGCTTCCGAAACAAAAGCAGCACACCTTATGTCTATAGACGTAGGGTGTGCCTTTCTTGTGGTCATAGATTTACCACAAGAGAATACACAATCCCTGATCTTATCGCCTTTGGCAAACAAGGCTATCTTGAAATGATAGATGACCTAACACCTAACTAAGAACCACCATGAAACCAACTTACGAAAAAAATTGTGAGTTCTATACAAAAGCTCTAGTGCTTGCTGTTACTGCACCAACAGAAGAATACAGCAAAGAGTGTGCTGAGATGGCTGAAAGTATAGGCTCAAATCTATCTGAAAAAGATAGAAAAAAATATAAGATAGCTGCTGAACTTGCTATTGAAATAATTAAAACAAAACAATTTCTAAAGAACCACCATGAAAACTAAAATGCCTACACTTTCTGAAGCAACTAGGGTTGTATATAAAAGAAGAAAGAACGGAACTAAATCTGCTACTAATTTCTTGATAGGAATGAAGCATAACATCAAAGCACTTGGCGATCTACCAGTAAATAAAATTACTAGACCTATGGTTAACAAGATGATGGATATTCTTAAAGCTGAACACAAGAATAGTAATGCAGTAGTCAATCAGAAAATGGGCTACTTGAGAGTAGTTCTCCAGGAAATGGAGGAAGACGGATTTATTGAGATGATTAAGATGCCAAAACCTAGACCAACAAAGAATACTAAAGTCCACTATCTAACTAAAGTTATGGAGCAAGAACTTCTTGATACTCTTTATATGTACAGTACAGGTGGCGGTAAAAAATACACACAAGCTCAAGATATAATTAGATGTTTAATTGATTTAGGTTGCAGGGTAAATGAGTTATTAGGATTGGAAACAAGGTTTGTTGACTTTGACAATAATCAAATTAATTTTATTGAAAGAAAGAACGATCAAGCTGTAGCTGTACCCATGACTAAAAGAGTGCAAAATGTTATGTCAGAATATTGTGTTGATAAAAAAGATTTTGATAAAGTTTTTAGTCTCAACTACTCTGACTTAAATGCTATATGGCAGAAGGCTAGAAAGTATTTAGGCTATGCCGATAAAAAGTTTTATACTATCCACCTATGCCGACATACCTGTGCATCAAGGCTCGCTGCTTCTGGTTGCCCTATTCTTTTAATTAAAGATTGGCTTGGACACGAGAGCATAGAGAACACCATGATCTATGCACACTTACAACCTAAAGCACTACATAGCTATGTGGAGGTGTTGAACTGATGGCTAAACGTAAAAAAACACTAGCTGAATTGTATGTATTTAATGAAAATCAAATACTCTCAGTTATGGAATCTATAACAGTACATATAAAACAACTTAAATCTGATCTTAAATATCTTAATAGAAAAATTGCTCAAGCTAATTATATAAATGACCCACGAAATAAAACAGATGAAACAAAAGATAAAATTTTTACAACAACATTTGAACGTAAAGAATGTACTTTACAAGACCTTATAGATATACACATAGAAAAAAAACATAAGATTAGTAAGTTAAATAATTTACATACTCATTATCAAATATTAAATGATAAACAAAGATGTTTAGAAGAAAACTTAGACTCGCCTATGAAGTTAATAAGGGCAAAAGAAATAGTAACAAAGTTAAATAGATTGATATTAAGTTGGGAGCATAACGGAAGAAAAACTTATGATTGAACCAAGTAAGAAACAGTTAGAACTTGAAGCTAGTATCTCAAGCATCTCAGCTTACAATAAAATCTCTAGGCAAAATAAAAATATTAGTCGTGGCAGGGAGTCCGAGAACTATTATGCTCGCAACATCATAGAGTCAGGACTACAGAAGTTAAGCAAAGCAATACAAGATCATATAGATGAAAGTCTTAGCGGTAAGGTAGGAGTCAAAGCTGTCTCTG